ATCCGACGTTCTCAGCGATAAAGAACGCCAATCGATACTGGTCATGCGGCGACAGCTTGCGCGCCTGCGCCTGCAAGTCATCCACGGTCGCGGCAGAGGAGCGCTGAGGGGCTGACGGCGCATAACCACGGCCGCTTCCGTCTGACCACCCTTGCTCAAGAAGCGAGGCGATAACCTTTGTAGCGTGCTGGTCGCAGCCACAATCAGGCCAATTGCATTCGCCGGGCTCAGGGAGAGGTTGCTTCCGTCCCATGCACTTCCACGTTGGTTGGGCAGGAACGGTTAGGGCGCGCTGTGCCGCTCTGCCAATCTCCTCTTGAAAGATGTCGCGCACAACGTCCCACGCCTTGTTGAAGCCCTCAATGCTGTCGTCCCAGCCCGGCTTCATGTCGCAGAGGACGTCGTTGCAGATGGTATCGACGCGGTTCTTTAACCGCAGCAATTCTGCCGTCCAGTGGGCCTGCTCGATGTCAGCGAAGCACGGCGACGGCTTCAGTTCTTCGGTCATGTTGCGGCCCGTTGGTGAGCAGAGGTCATCATAAATGTGGGGCGGCTCTGTGTCGTAGCGAGAGCGTGGAAGCCCGCAGACTCGCGAACACGATCGGCACCAATGCTCATGGAACCTCCAGTTTGCGGTTTTTCCGAAGTGGTCTGATTTTGCGCGCGTTCGTGGGGGATGGGGCCCCGGCAAAAGCATGCTTTGCCTCAAAAAAAGAAGGCCCCCCCCCACCCTCGCCGGCGCGCGCCCAGGCGATCGAGGCGCCGCGGCGGAGCTCGAGGCCAGGCGCAGCTGTATCGTGTCACGATATGAATGTATCGTGATGCGATACATTCGCCCAGGCGCCTGGACGATTGCCAGGCGCCTGGACGATTGCATGATGCGTGTCAGGCTACGTTCCTGGAAATCAGAAAGCGCCAGGCGCTGCATGATCGACATCGCTGCAGCGATTGCAGCGCGCTGGCGATCGAGCGCGCTAACGCGCGCCGTCCCAATGCCGTCCCATTGCACAAACAGTGCAGGCTGGAATGCACAGAAACCCTATAAAACAGGCGTTTCCTGCACGTTGATCAAGTGATATCTAATCACTTCGCACAGGCAAGCGCGCAATCCGCTCGGCTTCCCATTGTTCTTCTGTCGGCAACTGGTCACTGATCGAATAGGACAGGTTTGTGTTTTCATTCTCAGTCTTCTCAACCCAGAGACCAGCAATCTTCGCTTTCGCAGTCAGCGCAGCAACGGCGGCGCTGTGATTGCCTTCGCGCATTGCCGCGCGTTGGATGGTCGCGGCTTCAAGTGTCAAACTCGCAATCGTTATCTCTTGAGATTCAGCAGCGAAATTTTGCAGCTGCGTAATTCTTTTTCTGATCGCAACGTTCCGTAGCAAACGATTGGCGCATGTATCCGCGCTGAGTCGTCGCTTGCATTTGTATCCTGCCAGTTCATACGCCTCGCCTTGAGACTTGCCTGTGACGTAAGCTTGGCAGAATTTTTCGTGTCGGATATTCGTAAGCGCCGTTCCGTGCAATTCAACCTCACATTGCGATTTAGATATCGCAGTTGCACACCGTTAAAGATGCCGGAATTTCGATAGCCTCTCAAAGCCTTTTAGAAGTCGCTGGAAAAGCGTTTATTCTTGCCTTGTCTGTGGGCGCTTTCGGAAAAAACTGAAACAGCTGCATTCGGCCCTAATATGCCAATTTGGCATATTCGCTTGACAACGTGCCAAATTGGCATACTGTCCAGACAATGCCAATTTGGCATGTCAACCGCGAAAGGCTACCACCATGCAGAACAGGATTTTTTCAACCGATTCCGCCAAGGCGATCAAGGCGCAATCCTTCGGTTTCGTAAACGCGATTCACTATCTTGCGCCGTCGACGCTGTCGGGCAAAAACCTTTGCTCGCATGCATCCATTGCCTGTATCACGCTTTGCCTGGGATGGGAAAGCGGACAGGCTGGAATGGTCGCACATGACGACGACATGAATTCGGTTCGCCTGTCCCGCATCGCCAAGGCGCAACGCTTTATGCGTGAACGCGCGCTCTACATTGCCGACATGGTCCGCGCCATCGATTTGCTGCTGGCGCAAATCGCCATTGCCAATAAAAAGAACAAGCGTCGCGCCAAGAAACTGCGCAAGGCGCTAAAGCGTCTTTGCGTGCGCCTCAACGGTTCATCCGATATCGCATGGGAGGGCATTCGGTTTGTGATCGAACGCGGTCCGCGCGGCAAGGTTTCCGTTACCTTAAACAATCGCGACGGCAGGAATTTTTTCGAACATTTCCCGGAAATCGATTTCGTCGACTATACCAAAAACCCCGCGCGATTCGATCGCGCATTGCCTGCCAACTATCATCTGGTGTTTTCGCGGTCCGAAACCAATGAAGCGGATTGCATTCGCCTGCTGTCGCGCGGTGTCAATGTCGCGGCGGTGTTCGCCTCAAAACCTGTCGATTGGAAAGGCTTTATCGTTATCGACGGCGACCGGCATGATTTGCGCCAGTTGGATCCGCGCGGTCCGCGCGGTTTCGTCATTGGTCTTTCACCCAAAGGCCGCAAGGCGAAGGCGGACCGGTCCGGCTTTGTCATCCGCTAAACCTCGCCTGCCCTAATGCGCCAATCTTGCATTATGCCAGATTGGCGCATAGTCTTGCCTGCACCATTCTCAGGGAATCACCTATGGCCAGAAAACCGCGACCAATGAGCGCAAGCGAATTCAAAGCCGCGCTAACAGAACTCGAATTGACGCAGGAAGCCGCAGCTGCATTTCTGCAAATCGGATTGCGCACGTGCGCAGGCTACGCCAATGACCGGAAGATACCGCGCGCCGTGCAGCTTCTGTTAGAGCTGATGGTGCGGCAAAAGATCAAGCCCGAAAGCCTCGCCTGACCAAACAAAACCCCGCCTCTTGAGGCGGGGTTTTTGTTTGCGCCAGCGTTGCAAGCGTAGCGAACCAATCCCTTTTAGCGCCCATTGTCAAATCGCCTGCAAAGCGTCACAGGCGATTGCCTATAGCGCCAATGCGTCACAAGCCTGTCAGCGCCACTGCACAGCCAATCGAGCGCAGCAAGCCTTGCGCGGTATGGCGATCGATAGCCTAGCAGGCTGCCAGCATGCGCCAACGCCAATTCAAGCAATACGACAGCATTTGTTATCTCCCGTTCAACCGCCATCATTTGCGCCATCGCTTGTCTGAATTCTTGCCTGTGCATCAATTCGCGCTCGCTTTGCGCCGCGCCATTGCCGCGCGCGACAATCCGGTTCAGATCAACCGCGCCTGGCGCTCCTGCTAAATTTCCTAAATACCAGTGCATTCGCAATTTCCGTAATGCTTCGTAATGCAATTCGGATATTCGATTTTCACTTTTCAGTTGCTCTAATGGACTATCAAGCATGCGGAAAATTCGTCCGCTTCGCTTGTCGCCTCCGATTTCGAATGCACCATGTGCGTGCCGCAATCGTTCGTGCGTCGGCATTGCCGAATCGATTAGAAGCCCGCCTGTGCGTTTGCGCGGCTTCGCCGCTGTCTTGCTGCCATCACGCTGTCCCATCGCTTCCACGGCCTCCGCTCGCGCGCCTGGCGCCATTCCATCGCGACCCGATAAACGCTATTCCGGCGTTTCGTCGGAATACCTGTCTAGAATTTCCGCATCAGGAAACACTTTTCGAACAGCATCAATTGCCTTAAAGCTTTCAATACTCGCGAACATGCGCGCGACATTTTCAGGCGTAAGCCAAACAAAATTATCACCATGCAAATCGCGAATTCGCTGTAACGCTAAATCGCATTGTCCAATCGCAACCTTGCATCCCGTCGCAGGATCGATGCCGATCATGTACGCGTCATCCGGCATGCGCGATGCCTCGAGCAATTCGAACGCGACAGCATAGCCGCGGCACAACGCGTTCGCCTGGTCGACGATGTCGCGCGCATCCATGCGCACGCACGCCTCCGAAAACAGGTTTTGCTGTTCGTGCAATCGCGTTGCGACATCGCGGTCCGCCGCGCGCAATGCCGCGAACGTCCAGCGCGATTCGAACGGCATCGCAAATTCAGCAATTCGCTTGCGCATATTTTTGATTAGCTGCGTTTCATCCTTCGACCGCATGCCTGCGCCTCCGTGACATGTGACGCGTATCAGCTCTATATTCTTAGAAACCACAAGCGTTCTTGTCACACTTCTTTCACACTTCCCTTCTCTCTCTCCTTTTCCAAGATATAAAGTGTCACTAGTGTCATTAGTGTCATTAGAACAAAGGATCTCTTGATTTTCCCGACGGTTGCGACGGTGACACGTCAGCGTTTGACGAAGCGTCATTGACACTTTCATCTGTCACTTCCGAATGACACTTCATTTCTGCCAGTTTGGCATGTTGCGCGTGTGCGGCGCGCATCGCACATACGCGTTTTTTTCTCTCCCAACTTGCCGGAATCATTTGATTGATCGTGCCGCCGCCCAGTGTCGCCTGCACGGTTTTGCCTTCGAACAAATTCGCAGTGATGCCGCGCTGGTGATACTGCAGCCCGAGCGTGTTCAACCTGATGCCGACCACATAGCGTGTCGCGTTGTCGCGCAGTTCGTAGCGGTCGGAAACGATCTTGGGATCGTGCAGCGCCACCAGCGCCTTGCCGATTGCATCGTTGCTGGGCAGGTTTCGGTTCTCGCCCTTGTTCTCCAGAAACCACGTCGTCACCGCCAGACAGACATCCGGGATGCTCACGCGCGAATCCGCACTGAGCTCGACACACTCCTCGACAAAGCCCGCAACCAGATTGGCATCGCGAAAAATGCGCTCCGCGACTTCGACCGATTCGGTCGGCATCGCGATGTGATTGCGCTTCAATGCGCGTCGCAATCCTTCCAGCGCCCAGGCGAGAACGCCGCACTTCTCCCGCGCCAGCACCAGCGCGGCGGGCCCGCTGAAATGCTCGCGTTCCGCGGTCGCGGCGACGCCGACCGGTGATGCCGCGTTGAAATGTTGCTTGCACTCGATCACCAGCAATCGATCAACAATCGCCCTTGTACTCTCCTTGAATTGCGGTGGATGATTCGAACCCCAGAAAATTGGACCTGTAAAATGCGTTGAAATGATCGGGCCGTTTTTCACATTCACGCTAATTCTGTCGCCTGTGATGATTGTTTTTACTGTCGCCGAAAGATGCCAGATGTTTTGCGAAAACGCTTCGTCCAGCACCCATGGCAGGCGCCGCAAAAACGGCATCAGGCCGTGCGTGCCGCCGACCGTTTCAATCCCTTGTCCGATACATGCATCACCAAATATTCCGCTCATCACTTGCAGCAATTCACTCTTGCCAGACCACTTGCCGCCGACCAGCACCAAAGCCTTGCGCAGGCCCCGCGGCTTGCGATCGAGCAGCGCGCTGCCCAGACATTCCTGCAACGCCCTGATCACCTCCGCACGTTCGCTTGCACTGCGATCGGCATAGGCATCTGCCAACATGCGCAGCCACAGCGGACAGGTCGCATCAGGCTTCCACTCGCATGTCACTCGCCACGTCACGCGGTGTTCGGGCTGCGCCTGGTCAAGCTCGAGGGTGTCGGGATCCACCAGACCGGACATCGTCGGCACCTTGCCGTGCTGGTCCCATAGCAAATTTTCGACCGACAGATCCGGGTCGCGTTCGATGAACGCGCGCGCCTCGTTGATCAGGCGCACATTGCTGGCGATGCCGAGAACGCGACAGGCGCGCTCAAGCAGGGTGTTCAGCACATGCCGATAGTCGTCGCGTAGTGTCCACAAGCCTTCCGAATAGAACCACGCCATGCCGTTGTCATCGAACAGCAGCGCCTTGTCATGCGCCTTCAGCGCATTGATCACCTGTTCGGCAATCGCGTGAAACTTTTTGGCCTTGTCGACCGAAACAGGCGCGGGCTTTGCGCGCTCCGCGCGCGCCTGGGCGAGCTCGACCACGCCTTCGCGCCGCGAACCTTCTGCCGTTTCGATCTTTTCCGCCCATGACGTGCACATGCGGCGCACGTTGCGTTCCTCGACGCGCCAGTTCCAGCGCGCGCCGGAATCGCCTGCAGCTGCGCGCGTTGCGTCCAGAAGTGTCGTGACAATCTGGTCGACGGGAACGCCGCGCGAGACCAGCGAGGCCGACACCGCGCGTTGCGTGGCATGTATCGCACTGTCGCCGGCGCCCTGATAGGTCATCGCAGCAAGCCGCTGCTCGATATCGACCGGCGCCTTGAATTCCATCCGCGCGGCAATGGCGAGGTATGGGTTTGTCGCAGGAGGCTTCGGGCGTTCCTTGCGTCGCAATAGCGGCGACTGTTCCGCGAGCCACTCCTCGAGATCGTCGAGCTCGTATCGCAGATCGTTCAACTCGATGATCTCGACCGGAATGCGGTTGCCGCCCTTGGTGTTGTCGGTTCCTGGAAGCCGCATCAATGCCGCGACATGCGAAACCTCATGATCGCCGCCAAAGATATCCGCAAGCTGATGCAGCACGGTTTCGATGCGCTCGATGTTGTCCTGTGTCGCTACCGCCTCTTTCAGGAACCACCAGGCGTGCAGGCCATGGCCGGACCGCACGATGCACGACGGCCGCAATCGCGCGCCCTGCACGCACGGCAATGCCAGCGCCTCGCTGCTTTGCTCGACGCTCTTGTAATCGATGTCGGTGAAGGCTGCAGGCGTTTCGATGATGTTCGCCTTGTTGCGCCGGCTGCCTGCTTCCAGCGTCCCTGCGCAGACGTAGACGCCGCGTCCCTCGCGACTCCAGCGGTTGACGAATGCGGTGATGTTGGTGATGTCGCGGTCGGCGATTGAGCGTTCGCCAACCGCGGCAGTGCCTTTCTCGTTTGGCAATGAGCAACAATAGACCGCTTTGGTGGTGGCATCACCGAACAGTGCACGGATGAACCGGATTGCCGGATGCTCTTCGTTGTCCGAGCTCATTGCAGTGTCCCGACATCAGAAGCGTGTTTTCCTGTTTTCGTTCTGGGTGGTCTGTCTTGGTGCCTGAGCCGGCGCAGTGCGTGGGGCGGTCGCACCGGGACGGGGGGCTGAGACCTTCCCCGGTGCAGCCTGGCGCGTTTGCGCAGGCTCAGGCTCAGTCCGTGCAATGCGCGAGGGTTCATCGTGCGGTGTGTTAGCAATCTGTTGCTGCTGCTCGCCGCCTGCGTGCTTGGAATCCATCAGGCGGTCGACATCCTCGCGCGGCGCCCATCCGACGATCTCGAGGACGGGAAAGCGGATCTCGCCATAGGCCTTGTTCGGATGATCGTATGAACCCTGGCCGAGCCGTACCATAGGGAATTGATCGGGCCGATGCCGCATGGCGTGGCCATATTCGTCCGACAGTTTGCCGATTGCCTGAATGCCGCCGCGGCTCGATGCGGCGTAGGTGTAGAGCTCGTTGTCGAACGATGCGAGCAGCAGATAATTCGAGAACTGCCACGGGTCGCGCGGCTTGCCGCTGGTCTGGTCGACATCCCATTCGTTTTGATCGGTGTCACCGAGCTCAGAGCGGCGCGGCGGCTGGAAATTGTCGCAGACGCGACCCATCACCTGTTCGGCAGGCTTGCCGTCGACCCATTTGATCCAGCCGATCTGCAGTTCGCCCATGTGCGCGATCATCTCGGTGCCGAGCGTGATCTCTTCATTGGTCTCGCCTGCGATCCATTCACCGAACTTGGTGAACTTGAGAAGCTTGCCGACAATGCGCGTCATCGACGCCGCCTGTCCATAGGCGACATACGGGTTGTAGTCGGGATTGTCGGTCGCAGGCACGTAGTCTCTGGTCTTCTCTGGTACCGTCATCGTTCACTCCTCTTCGCTTCACATTTCATCATCACCTGATCCTGTAGAATCCACGCATCGTCGGTCCGTCCCCGGTAATGCTCACGTCGGTCTCGACCAGGCGTTCGTTGATCCAGCGCACGTTCTGCCTGATGCAGTTGCGTGCGCCGTCGGTCGGTTTGCCGGGATAGAAAATGTCCGCCAGCACGGAGGCGGCGATGCCGGATTCACCGCTGCGCGCAATGATGTCGAACAGGTCGGCAAGCAACGGCGACAGCCGCACGCCATGGCGTACCAGCATGCGCTGGCCGCAGTGCGGGCAAATCGGCTGTTCGCGGCGGGACAGCATGGCTACGCCACCTTCTTTTCTATCTTCAGCGTCACGGTGAGTCGGTCGCCGGCCTCGCCCATGTGGCTGAACTTTTCGACATCGATACCGGCGGCTGTGGCCGCTTCCTTCAGCGCCGGGATGTCCCAGACATCGCGCGGCTTGACCGGCGTCCAGGCCACCGACACGCCGTCACCGACAACGCGGCGCAATCCTTTCTCGCGCAGGCGTTCCTTGATGTCGTGCTGCAGTTCGCGCTTCTGCTTCTCCAACAAGTCGGCGCTGGCCTCAACTTCCTTGAGAATGCGCGCACGGTCGGTGATCTCCGCGACGAATTGCGGATTGGCCTTGATCGCGTCGTCTTCTTCTGGAATGCGCCGCCGCGACCGGCCGCAGGCGACCGTGAACGGGCAATACTTGCATTCGTTGCCGCCGGCGATCCATCCTTCGGGCTCGAGGTCGTGGAACGATTCGGCGGTCATGATCTTTGCCGCGCGTTTCTTCGCCGCCTTGTAGACCGCAGGGTCATAGGCGATTTCGAATTCGAGCGTTTCGTTCAGGAACGAGGCGTCGGTGTAGGTGAGGATGACTTTGGTCGGCTTGAAATCCGTCACCGCATGCATCATGCCCATCTGCACCTGCGCCTGGTAGACGTGTTCAGGCTTCGGTTCGGTGATGTTGGCGCGCGGATCCTTCGACTTGAATTCGATTAGATAAGGCGGCACCTCGTTGATCAGGCAGTCCGGCGTGCAGGAATTGTAGCCGTCGACGAACGTCTGTTGGGCGCTGCCGAGCAACAGTGCACGCTTGCCGAATTTCTTGAGGATCGCCGGTACCAGCAGATTGTTCTCGATCAGATTGCCGCGCCAGCGCGCGCCCCAGCCTTCGACATGATCGGGATCCCGCGGCACCGGGACGATGCCGGGCTCGTGTTCGAACTTCAGCGCGAACACCTTGCGTGCGCACTGGCCGATCTCGGATGCGCCGACTGTCTGGCTACGGTCGACGCTGAACGCGCGTTCGTTGTTCTGCACATACTCTTCGATGGCTTCGGCAACGGTCATGCGCCGGCTCCCTTGATCGCGTCGTAGATATGCCGCGCATCGTTGCCGGTGGGACCGCTGTACATCCCGTCGTTATGGCGGGAGATGTCCCATCCCTTGATGGCGCTCCAGATCGCATCGAACAGTGGATCGCCGTCCAGCATTTCAGGCGTCGGGTCCGGGTAGGGCTTCCGCGCTTCCTGCGGTAGATGTTCGATGCCTCCTGACGCGCGCAAGTCTGCAAAGGAAGCCTCGTCGATCAATTTCGAGACCTTTTGCCGTAGCTGAGTGATCTCAGCCACCGCCCAAGCGTAGTGGCGATCCGCCACCGGCTCAGCGTGCCCGTGCTTCATCTCGCCAAGAAGATCGGCGTCCTCAGTCACGACAGAGGAGCGTTGAAGCTCAGCAAACATCTTGCCATTTACCTCCGACAGCTCGGCTTCCGCTCGTAGAGCCCGTTCTTTCCAATCTCGCGTTGGTTGGGCAACACCCTCGATGGCCGCGCGGAGGTCAGATAGCCGCAGCTCGGCTGCATATTCCGTCCCGGTGTGGATTGCATGAATAGTGTCACCCAGGCCCTGCAAGGGCTGCTGCTCTCGCATGCGCAAGTAGTGGCGCACGGCCTCAGTCTTGCGTTCTAGCTCCAGTTTCATCATGTCCTCTCGCGGTTGATATGCCCCCGGCAGATTTCGAACACGGTCGGCTCTTCGCCTGGCAGGCTGTCATCGATCGGCGGCAGACCGTGCTGCACGCGCATGCGGATGATCGCATCGTCGATCATGGACAGCATCACGTAGCGGCTGCCTTCGTCGAACGCCTGCAGCCAGTTCGAATCCTCAAGCAGATCGAACAATCCCGGTGCCGAGTCGGGCGTCATGGTCTTGAGGAAATCCTTGATTGCATCGACGACATGACCGAATTGTCCTTTCAGCAATGCCTCGCGCTCGCGCGCCAGGTGCTGGCGATAGCGGCGGTACTGCGCCGAATCTTCCGCCACCGCCTTGGCCGCGCCGCGCAGCACCATGGGCGCTTCCTTCTCGCTCTGCACGACAAACGGCTTGCGGCGGATGGGCCCGCGGTGACTTTCGCCATATTCCATGAAGGGATTTTTCATGCGGCACCATTGAGCGGCAGTTCGCCGGCCTTCATCTGGGCCTGATAGTCGGCGGCGATTTCTTCCATCAGCGCGATCTCGCGCTTTGCGTTGATCTCGCTCATCTTGCCGGCCTCGACCCAACGCTTGTAGACGTGCTTGCGATAGTGCAGTTCGCGCAGCGCGCAGCCGAGTTTCTGTTCGCAGGAAAACATCATGCAGCCTCCCTTCGCGGTTTCAGTGCCCCCCAGGCGGCGAGCGCATAGGCGGCATCGTCGACCGAGCGCACCAGCGCCCAGTAATGGCCGTTGATCTGCACGGTGCGTGCGAAGCCTTTCTGTTCGTCGCTCATCGAGCCGCCCTTGGCCTTGAGCTCCATCCAGCCAGTGCGGCCGCCATCGAGGATCACGCACAGATCGGCTACGCCTGGACGGACGCCTTCGGCCTTGAGCCGCAGCGCCACGGATGGATGCCGGAGCTCGCCATTGGCGACCGCGAACAGTTTGAGGTCGGGCCTGCCGTGCACCGCCCAGTACGCCACCACCTCACACTGCAGCTTGTGTTCGGGGCGCTGTCGCTTCATCAGCGATGATTCCTGATCCCGATCACGAGGCTGGCGATCGAGATGATGATCGCGACAATGCTGATGAGAAGCGCCCAATCGTCCGTCATGACATTCCTTCCACCAGTTCGATGCGCCGGCCGACCCAGCGCATGACGTTGACGGCCATGCTGTTGCCGAGCGCCTTGTAGCGCGGGCCGTCAGCGGCCTTCGGAATCGCCGTGTACCCGCGCGGAAATCCCTGGAGTGATTCACATTCGCCGGGAGTCAATCGGCGGACTGCCCAGTTTTGGGCTACGTAGGACTTGCTCGAGCCGCCAGAAGCGGCCCTGATGTTGGCGGTGTGGTGCGGCCCCTCAAATTGAGATCCGCCATCGCGGCCCCTCATGTCGAAGGCCACAGCCATCGTATGTCCGTCCGTATCCAGCGGGCCGGTGTTGTCGCCGTACTGGATTACGCCGCTCTGGCGCGCATCGAAGGCAATTGCGGGCATAACGCCGGCGTTGGCGTGGCTGTTTGTGAAGCCCCCGGCTCGCAGGGTGGGAGACAAGTCGAACTCGGCATCGCCGCCGTAGTCTTTTGCGGAGAAGGCGATTGCGGGCGCGTGAGCTCCTGCCGCTATCGGGTGACAGGCGTCTCCCGGCTGCGGGTTGGATCGGTTCGCCTTGCTGGTGATCTGAGTGGTGTCGAAAGCTATCGCCACCAGATGTGCGACCTCGTCGCCGGCAGGCCCGCTCGACTGCTTGCTCCATTTCGACGACATCGCCTGGGTGACGATGTCGGGGACGTAGCCGATGACCGGATCCTGTCCTCGCGTCTCGCCCGCGCGCTCTACGCCCCGGCCACTGCTGACAATGCCCGGTGCAACGTCGGCGGCAACTCTTTTCCCCGCTTGTCGGCGCGGCGGATGATCCCACTGCAGGCTTTCGCGCTCAAAAAGTACCGCTGCGGCACGTCGCCAGTCTCCAAGACATCCGACAACGAACACACGCCTTCGTCGCTGTGGCACGGCGCGCTCCAGGCCGTCCACTCGCACGTATTGAGCGTCAAGCACTCGCCAGCAAACGCCATACCCGAGTTCAAGAAGCCCTCCGACAAAGGCGCCAAAGGCTTCGCCTCCGTCCGCCGACAGGACACCGGGGACGTTCTCCCAAACGATCCAGCGGGGGCGATAGCGGTCAACGATTGCAAGATAGACCAGCGTAAGCGAACCCCTTGGGTCAGCCATTCCGCCGCGCAGTCCTGCGACGGAGAAGCTTTGGCAGGGAGATCCGCCGACGAGAACATCGACAACTGCATCAGGCCACTCCGCAAACTTTTTTACGTCACCGAGATTGCGAACGGATGGGTAATGCGCGTGAAGCACCGCGCAGGCGAACGGCTCGACTTCAGCGAACGCAAGCGGCGTCCAGGCCAATGGATGCCATGCGACAGTGGCGGCCTCGATGCCGCTGAACACCGACAGGTAGTTCATCAGGCGCCTCCGGGGAGATGCCTGTGAGTTAGTTTATGTGAATGACAGGGAAGGCGGTTCACGGAATCGATGACAGCCATCGCTACGCCTCTCCTTCGAAGAGCGCCTCGCGATCGTAATTCGCCATGAAAACCAGAACCTTTTCACAGAGATCGAGGTTCGGTTTGCGACCCTTCCTGCGAAGATCGGACACGAAATTCGGATCGTTGAGTGCCGACATGCCGAAGCGCGTCGGGGACATGCCCGTGCGTGTCAGAAAGGCCTCTACCTGATGGTGAAAGACGGTCGACCTGTTCATGGGCCGACAACGTAGCAGGCAATTGCCTGCGATGAAAGAGGCATTTGCCTATGCGCGATTTAGTGTAGTGTCATCAAAATCAAACGCCTGACAGTTGTACTAAAAATTGGGAATCTCCTATAGTCGCCCTATCGCAACCATTGCTCATTGGACGCCACTTGCGATGAATGAAGTTCAACAGCTTATCAATAATCGAATCCTTGAACTAAAATCCGAACGCGGCTTGACGTTGGCTGAAGTTTCGCGACGCATGCGTCGAAACCCAACATATCTTCAGCAGTTCATAGTTCGCGGCGTTCCTAAAGAACTTGATGAACAGGATCGCTACCTGCTCGCCGCAATCCTTGAACTTAATCCAGACCAGTTGCGAGGCCCCGGAAAACCTCGACGCGCAACCTTCAAACAGGGTTCCTTCGCAAAAAAAACTTCATTGACTTGGGTCAAGCCGAGCGCGTTCGACGAACTGCAGGTTAATGCGGCGCCTGGGAACGGCGGTGTAAATACGAAGGCTGAAAACGCTGGCTTGCCGGTCTATCAGACCGTGCAGGAGGGGGGAAACATCGTGATGGCTCGACGGCCGTTCACCGTCTTCCAGACGCCCTTGATCAATCTGGGTGCCGATTCTTACTGTGTCATCGTTGCTGACGATTCAATGGCCCCGGAACATCGCCGCGGCTCGCTTGCGATCGTCGATCCTTCACTGGAAGTCCAGATCGAAACGACGTGCCTCTTCCGCGAAAGCGCGAAGCTTGAAGACGGCGGAACGATACTGATCAGACGCATTAAAGAGATTGGAAAAGACAGTTGGACGGTTTACGCGCATCACAAAACTCAAACGAGTAAGCTTGAGCAAGTTTTGCCAAAATCGAAATTTCCGGTCTGCCACGTCACAGTTGGAAACATCTTCCGCGTCTAACTCATTTCGACTTCGCGTCGAATTCCCAATAGTTGGGACTTGCCGATTACCGACATGACGCGTGTCATGTCCTGGTAGGTTCCATTTCTTCATCAAAATTTAATATGCCGTCGTAGGCAAACGCCTATTGACGATGCCTGTAGGCAGTGCCTAGTCTGCGGCCCATTCCCGCTGACCATTGCCTATTGCCAAACTCGCTCCGTCGGTTTGACGCATTGCGTGTCGGGGAGGTGCAGATGGCTTTCATTCACTGTAAATGCCGCGGCCAGTGCGAACAGGCCGACAACGACGGTGCCCAGCGGACCGCCATGCTCCGTCGCATGCTGGATGCACTGCTCGATCAGGAGGAATTCCCCTGTCCGAAAGAGGCGCTCGACGCGATCGAGACGCTGATCTTCGTCGTTGCGGTGATGCTGACCAATCGCGAAGACGCGCTGACGCGTGAATTGGTGCTGTTCCAGGCGGACCAGTTGAAGCAGCACATCGATGGCTTCCTCGCCCATCGCCACGAATTCAATGCCCACTGTGTGGAGATCGAAGGTCATGCATGATCAGTACAAGATCGAAAGCGGCTTCGTCTATCGCAAGCCGCCATCCCGCGCCGGCAAGAATGCCAACTTCCCGTTCCGTAGCATGAATGTCGGAGACAGTTTCTTCGTGCCGTCCGACCATGAAAATTTCAGCGACAACACGCAACTCAACGCCGCGATGAACCGCGCGCGGGCAAAGCTTGGCATCAATCTGGTGTGGTCGCGCGAGGAAGGCGGCTTCCGCATCTTCCGCATCGACGGCACTTACAAGCCCAAGGTCTACAACAAGAACCACTCATGAAAACCAAGGCAGTCGCCAGGCTGGAAGACGGCCGTATCCGCCATGGGCCATATCGAAGCGACACGCGCTATGGCTGCACCGGCATGTTCATGATCCAGGGTCCATGCGGCGCCGAACTTGCAATCATGGCTTCGGAGGGTGACGACGAATTCCCGTGGGAGCATGTCTCGGTGTCGACGCAGCGGCGTCCGCCCAACTGGGAGGAGATGTGCTTCGTCAAGGATTTGTTCTGGAATGAAGAAGAGGTGGTGATGCAGCTGCATCCGTCGAAATCGGAATATGTCAACTATCACCCGCATTGCCTGCACATGTGGCGACCGACCAAAGCCGAGATCCCGTTGCCGCCTTCGATACTGGTAGGACCGAAAAATGACGCACAAGCTTCCTGACCTCGACGATGCCGGTTACCGGCACCCGGCGTATACGGTCGGCTATCTCCACGAAGGTTTGAAACAGATTCACGATCATCTGGAGAACAAGCGCGCCGTCTTTGCCGAAGAACTCCGCATGATCATCCTCGACCTCAATGCACGCCTTCGCGCGCGCGATCACGACAACAGGAATTCGAACGATGGGCACCCGACTGCTGACGTATAACGAGCTGCGCGATCATGGTGTGACCTACACCCGGCGCCACCTTGACAATCTGGAACGTATTGGAAAATTTCCAAAGCGCGTGCCACTGGGGGACCGCAGCGTGGCGTGGGTCGAAAAGGAAATCGATGCGCATGTCGCGACGAAAATTGCCGCGCGTTCGGATGCGCCTGGTTCTTTGGGTTCCGCCCAAACAAAAAGCGCGGGGTTGAAGGCCCCGCGTTCTTGAAGATTGGCTTGTTTGATCCGTTAGCGTTTCGCAACCACCTTGAGTTTCGGCTTCACCAGACTGTCGACGTAGTCGGCCCAGAGTTGCATGATCGGAATCCGGTCCTCGAGATAGTCGTTATGATTGTAAACGCCTTCCACATCGCTCGCGATTTTGACCTTTGGCTTGTGGTTGATCGCGGCGTCCGCAATGTGCGGCTGCACCTTGATGCCGGGAGCGATATAGCAGTGCTTGGTCACCAGCGTCGAGAACGTGCGGCGCAGATCCTGCAGCGACCAGTGCACTTCCGCCTGCGCCTCTTCGTCGTCAGGATCGAGGCCGCGCAGTTCGAAAAACTTGTTGCCGATACGCTTGCGCAACGCGGTCATCGATTGCGAACTGCCGGAAGAACCGGTTGCGCCACACTTTTCGACGCCGAACACATAGTCGCTGTCCTTGCGATCAGGCTGCATGTCGAACAATGCCAGCGCCTGCTTCGACAGCGGGATGCGGAATTCGAGCTTGTTCTTCGACGATGCCTTCTTGCGCTTGGTCGACTTGCCAAGCGCGGCGAGATTGCGACGGGTGCGCAGCTTCGCACGCTTCGGCAGCACGATTTGCGGCACCGGATAGCCGTGATCATCCTTACCGGGATTGCGGACAACCATGCGCTTCTGCAGCGAACCGATTTGCTGCTTGCGCGCGCCTGTCAGGATAAGCAGGCGAACCTGCCGACCGAATTCCCAATCAGGCGTGGCGGCGTTCCAGACAATGGCAAGTTCAGCCGGTGTCAAAACGCGGTCGCCTTCCTCGCTGATGTAGCTGGTAGTGCCGGCGACCGGATTGAACGATGCCTTGCCTTCCTGCATCAGCCACTTGAAGAACGTCGACAGCGCCGACCGCGCGAGCCGCATCGCAATCGGGGTCGGGTCATCAGGGTTGCGGTTCAGAATCTTGCCCAGCGCCGTCGCGACATCCGGTTGCTCGATCATCTTGACCGGCATGTCGTAAAGGTCGGGAAAGTCGTTCTTCAGATAACCTTCGACCTTGTTGATGTATTCCTCGCTCAGGTTTTGCAGCCGCATGTGGCTGATATAGGCCGGAACGAAATGGCTGAAGATTTGCGAATGGGCATTGCGCGCTTTGCGGCGTTCCGCGACAGGATCTTTGTGCGGGTCGCGGGCATCGTCGAGGATATCGAGTGCACGCTTACGGGCCACGGCATAGTCGATGGCGCCGACCCTGGCGCGATCGAGCGACATGCGACGGTCCCGCTTGCCCTTGGTGAAGCGCACCGCATAGGTGCCCTTGCCCCATGGATGCTGCACGGTCGGCCGGCGAAAGCGAATGCCGAATCCGTCGATCTCCGGGTGGTCGAATGTCACATCGCACGACTTGGCGTGCTGCACCGGATGAGGCTTTATTTTAAGGACGGTTTTGGCGTTCCACTCAGTGGTGGCAGTGTCGCGGTTGGTCATGTTTTCTCTCGCGGTTGGAAATGGGACGGGAATGGGACGGCGAATCTTTTCTTTTTCGTTCCTGTCGTTTCTTCAATATCACAGGACCGCGTAAAGGGAAATGCCTATTTTCATAGGGTAGTTTCTCGTTCTTTCTTGTTTTTTCGTCCCATTGCGACTTCTGAAAAACCGCTTTTTTGTGATCAGCTATCTCTGGACCTGCGACACCTGCGGCTATGGCTTCGTGACCAAATTCGCAATGAAATCAAAGCGTTACACGCAATAGCCCAATACGCCATTTTGGCGTATCCGTCCCAAAAACACCAAATGGGACGGGAATGGGACGGCATCGAGAAAACGCCGTCCTGGCGCGCACCCCTGTCACTGGCAGGAGGGCGCATAAAGCCTTCCGCCCTATGGAGGAAGGCATGACCGAACCCTTCACATTGCCCTGCGATGTCATGGTCCCGCCGGCGACGGTGATCCCGAAAGGGGCCCCGCTGGAAGCCTTGCTGGAGGCCGCCTGTGCGGCTGGCGCGGCCGAGGGGCCCGACACCCGCTTCAACGATCCGGCCGCCCCTGCGGTCCACCAACTGCCCGAGATGCCGGTCCAGGTCGACTGCTCCGACTACCAGTATGAGGGGCATCTGGTCGGGGTCGCGTTCAAGCGCGCCGGCGGCGTCCGCTTCGTCGTCGAAGACACGCTAGGCCGATTGGCATTTCACCGCGCCGACCAAATCGGCAAACCAGAAGGCTGGTTGCCGTGACGTTACTGCAACCGGCGCAGCTTGTCGGCCGCCTCGATCACCAGGGCGGCGATGCGCTCGCCGCTCTTGTACATTCCGCAAGCGTTGATCAGCTCGACATTGGGCGAGAACGCCTCGCCGTGCGCCTTGCCGTCCGAGATGATCGAGCCGCCCTTGAGCATGGTGTGCACCGCGGTGTTCACCGTCGTCGCGGCAAGACCGGTGCGCTCCTCGATCTGGCGGCGCGTTGCCGGCGGGTCGCAATAGATCGCGCTGGCGATCAGGCAGTCATTGATGCTCATGCCGACATTGCCGCTGCCGCGGTGATGGAAGCCGAGCATTTCCCGCACGATGTCGAGGATCAGACGGCTGATGATGCTGGCGCGAGCAGCATGATAGGCCATGCAACATTCTCCAATTTGGAGGAAGTGAACAGCAAGCCAGTGTCAGAAATTGCGCAGTTGCGCACCCCCGACGAATGTCAGCAAAAACACTTGCAGGTTGTCATCATTACAACATAATCGACTAGGCATTTGCCTATAATTACCTGCCGGAAAAAAACGGCACAAAAAAACGACGGCCCCGCAGAGCGTAACTCTGGGGGCCGCGCGATGAGCAGATCGGACCGGAGGGACGATGGTCAACCGCGACGAAGCCAGCATCCGCTGGCCCGCTGTCTCATCGCGCAATCTCTAACAGGGAGACGGCGCAATGCCAATCAAAGAAGTCGACTTCATTTTTACCCTCTCCATCGACCATGTGCTGGAGCTGGTCAAGGCCGGTCACGGCAAGATGCGGGTCGACGCCTACAGCGATAAAAAGCCGCCGCGGGTGCCGCATGCCAATGGTCACGCACCGAAGCTTCTCGCACCGCCTGCGCCAAAGGGCGGGCTCAGGCTGGCAATGCTGACCGCGCTGTCGAAGAGAGACAACCACACCGCCACCATGAACGAACTGTACGTCGTCGCCGCCGAATCCGGGTACTCAGCCAAGAGCGTTGTCAACGTCATCTACCTGCTGAAGACCGCCGGCTTCGTCGCAAGGGCTGGCAAGGCCACCTACAAGATCAGCCCCAACGGTCTGCGCTTCGTGAAGCAGAAGGAAAGCGCGGCCAATGGCTCGTAAGACAACCCGCCGCAGCAACGGCCATTCGGGCAAGCGTTACAAGGGCGCGCTGTTTCACTACCGCACCTATCTCTTCGTCGACGGCAAGGATCCCGTGATCGATGTCGTCAGGACAGCGAAGCAGGACGATGGCCTGTCATACTCCGAGCTTTCCGATCTTTCGAATGTCTCGACGACGACGCTCTACAACTGGCTGCAGGGCGAAACCAAACGGCCATCTTATGCGGCGGTCGCCGCCGTGATGAGTGCGCTGGGCCGCAAGCCCACATTCGAGAAGGCCAGAGACATCGACTACCCCAAGGAACTGAAGAAGGCGCGAGCCGAAAACGAAGCCGAAAAGAAAAGTTGTTAAAGCAAGACGAGGAACACGATGCAAAAGCGGGCTGAACCTGATCCAAAACAGGTGAACAATCACGATCGAACCGTGGGTGCGCAGCTGCGCCTGATCAGGCTGCAACATGACATGAGCCAGGGTGAACTTGGCGACAGGCTGGGCGTTTCGTTCCAGCAAATCCAGAAATACGAAAAAGGCACCAATCGCCTGAGCCTGACCCGCGCCACCCAGATTGCAGAACTGTTCGGCGTCGATCTGCACCGGCTGTCAGCACAAAAGAGCATGCCGCAATCGAAGGTGCCATTGCTGGACAAGCGCAGCCTCGACCTGATGACGGAATTCGAGAAGCTTGAGCCGCGCTTTCGCACGCCGCTGCTGAGGTTGATCGAGGAATTAAACGGAAAAAAATAAGCGCGGGAGACCCGCAATGTTCTGGGTTGGCATCTTTGTTGGTTTGATGATCGGTGGCAGCGTTGGTGCTGTCACCATGGCTGTATGCGCAACCGCGAAAGAGAGCAACCATGACCAAGGAGATCGGCCTTCCGCCCGAAATCGCCCGCGCCTTCATGAGTGATCTGCGGGAATATCTCAGCGCCGAGACGGAATTGAGGCGCGACGAAATCGCCGCGCGCCAGCGACATGTACTTCTCTCGTACATGCCACGGCACGCGGCGAAGCTTCGAATCGCTGATGTCAGGGAATTGTTCGAACGGATGAGGGATGCGGGATGACGATCGTCAAGGTGCAGACGCCCATGGCGACCAATGACCCTTTCGAACGCGCGCTGGTCTATGCAAAAGGCCGGCGCACCATGGTGCAACAAAGCCTGACAGATCGCGAGCGCGGGATGATGGGCAGCACCGCCAAGGCATACTTCGATGCCGACTTCGACGGCAAGCGTTGGAAACTACTCCGACGCGTTCCTGATCAACTCTGGTGATCGCCATGGCAAGCAATCCGGGCCTCTGGCTTCCCTTTGGTCTCGTCATGGCCGACGAGCCGACAAATGTCGGCATTACCACCTTTGCCGAAAATGGCGAGGTGCTGATGACATTCAATATGCGGGAAGGCGGCAATGTCAGTCAGGTGATCATTGGCCTGACGCCGAATCAGGCCATGGAATTGATCAGGCGGCTGCACACTTATGACGATGTCTATGCTCGCGCTATTGCGGAAGGCAAAGGCTGCGGCTGCAAGGCTCCGTCGCTGGCTATGCTGGCGCGTCTACCTCCTCGGCGCGTTCGTGCAGACTCATGTCCTCACCACCGTGCGACTCTATCAGCTTGTAACCATTCGTCTGAATGCGGGCGAGCAGATAATATTTTCAGGTGACAAGCAGCGCCGAGTAGAGTTCATCGGCCTGTAGGGACATCCACACTCTGGCGGGGCAAGTGAGGTAGGAAGCCCACCCTAAGGAGATGGCAATGGCCGATTACGACCTCTCGATCCACACCAATCCCGACGCCCGTGCATGGGCGAAGTTCTACACGGAATGCCGGAATAAGAGCCCAGACCCGGCCAACTTCGACGACGAAGAGAACATGATCGGATGGTTCACCAACGCGATGATGGCGATGCATGACCATCTGAAGCCGGAATCCTCTCCGGTCGTGATGCCGGACGGCTCAGCCATTTGCCAGGCCTAGCGCACCGATGCGGAGAGTGATGATGACCCGGTTGGAATCTTGGGAAAAGGTAATCGGCAAGCTGCGGATGCCAAATGATCTAGTCGTGGTTCGCAGTCTCGACGCCGACGAGGCGGGAGACTATCGCGTCATGAGGCACGGCGAAGCTGTTGGAAACCCGCTTTGGGAGATCACCGACATCGATCCTAAAGACCTAGACTGACGGTGAGACGAGGACAGTGAGGAAGCCATGAGGACGCGAGAAAAGCTAGCTATCGAGTTGCGCAAGGTCGCCGCGATGGCGTCGGCGGCCAACGCAGCCAAGTACGAAGCGTTCGCCAAGCGCGCCGAAACTGGCGAGTTCGATGACTACGCGGACACCTACGTCTGCCCGATCACTCAACTCCATTCCGAGTTGACGGCGGCGGGCTTCACCAAATTCGCGGCTCGCGTCGCCAATGGCGAGTTCGATGCCACGAAGGAAGAGAGTGACGAGTGGGCGCTCAGCCCGTCCGGACAGGCAGCCGCCAAGGACTTGCCGCCGGAGATGCGCGCCCTGCTTGGATTGGACCTTTTAAACTAGGAGAGCACGATGCCAGAGACGATGAGCGATCAAGAAGCTATCGAAATGATGAACCGCTGCAAGCACGAGATCATGAATCTGCGAGCGCAGATCGATCGCCTCCAGCCCAAGGCTGACGCCTACGACAATCTGGCAATCGTGCTGGGCTTGCTGCCGAAACAGAGTGTCGGAATGGGCGAGAACATGG